CTGGAAAGACGGCGCTGGTCATGTGTGGGCGTCTGACCGACAACAAACCACCCTGCTTAAGTTTGATCGCCCAAGTCGTAGCGAAGATCACCCCACGATGAAACCCGTGGCGCTGTTTGAGTACCAGCTGCTTAACAACACAAAGGGCGGGGATATCGTGCTGGACTCATTTGGTGGAAGCGGCACAACATTAATTGCAGCCGAAAAGAACGGACGCATAGCCCGTATTATGGAGCTAGACCCCAAGTACGTTGACGTTATCGTTAGACGCTGGGAGGACTTTACCGGCCAAAAGGCCGTGCTGGAATCTACTGGCGAACCGTTTAAGGCCGCGGCATGAGACGTAAAGAGACACGCATTAGCGAACGTACCGGCCAACCCAAGCAAGGCCACCAAGGAGAAGGCGGCGGTCGCCCCCCGTTTGAGATTGATTATGAAGCTGTTAAGAAGCTGGCAGGCATCCAATGTACGCAGACCGAAATCGCCGCTTGGCTTGGTTGTCACGTCAATACGCTGCTAACCGACGAGAAGTTTATGGAGATTTATAAAAGCGGCATGGAAGGCGGCAAAATGTCGCTGCGCCGCCACCAATGGCGGGCGTTAGAGGAAGGCAACACCACGATGCTAGTGTGGCTTGGTAAGCAGTACCTCGGGCAACGGGAAAAGAACGAGCTGACGGGCGCTGATGGCAAGGATTTGGTCATCACATGGCTGCCGCCCCAGTAGTCATACCCTACGCGCCACGTAGGATGTTCATGCCGTTCCATGAGCGCACCCAACGGTGGGCTTGCCTTGTCGCACACCGCCGCGCAGGTAAAACCGTCGCCGCTGTCAATGACATGATTCGCGCTGCTGCGATGTACCAAGGGCCTTACGGGCTGTTCGCATACGTCGCCCCGTACAGGTCGCAGGCCAAGGCCGTTGCTTGGCAATATTTTAAGGACGGCGCACAGCCAATCATCCAATCGGTGAACGAGCAAGAATTAACTATTACGCTAATTAACGGCGCACAAATACGCTTGTTCGGGGCTGACAACGCCGATGCCATGCGCGGAATGGGCTACTCGGGGGTATACGCTGATGAATATGGAGACTGGAAACCGAGTGTTTGGGGCAACGTAATTCGCCCCGCTTTGAGTGATAAAAACGGATGGTGCGTTTTCGGGGGTACTCCGAAGGGGCGCAACCAGTTTTATGACATTTATCAACTTGCCCAACGCTTACCAGACGAATGGTTCCTGTTGCGCCTCCCCGCTTCATCGTCGGGGTTGTTGCCCGCTAACGAATTAGCCGCAGCACGGGCGCAGTTGGCCGAGGATCAGTACCTACAGGAGTACGAGTGCAGTTTTGAGGCAGCCATCCAAGGCGCGTTCTTTGGCAAAGAGATGCGCGAGGCGCAGGATCAAGGCCGCATCTGCCATGTCCCGCACGACACCGGACTGCCTGTGTTTACGGCATGGGACTTGGGTTACCGCGACGATACGGCGGTGTGGTTCTACCAACTCGGGCGCGGGGAAATCCGCGTCATCGACTTTTACGCCGTGAGCGGCGAGGACATCCATGACATCGCTGCCGTGGTTACGGGCAAACCGTACAAGTATGCTCGTCATTACCTACCGCACGACGCCCGGGCCAAGAGCCTGCAGACGGGCAAAAGCATCGTGGAGCAGTTGGCCGCCCATCTGGACATCGCCAAACTGGCCGTGGTGCCCGACATCGGCGTACAAAGCGGCATCCAAGCGGTTCGGTTGATCCTGCCGCAAGTGTGGTTTGACGCAGAACGCTGCCGCGAGGGCATTGAGGCGCTACGGCAGTACCAGCGCGAGTTTGATGAGGATAAGAAGGCATACCGCCAGTCCCCGCGCCACGACTGGACATCACACCCTAGTGACGCTTTCCGTATGCTTGCGGTATCATACGCCGAGCAGGCTGACAAGACCCCGACTTTGGAGCCAAAGCCGCTCATGGTCGGGCCGGGCAATACAGTGACGCTCAACGATATGTGGGCAGTGCATGACCGCACGGTGAGCAGGAGGGCAAGGATATGACCGCGATTAGTCCAGTGCGCAACAACTACGTTGCAGTGGCCGCAACCTCTACGACGACGTTTGCTGCTGCGGGCGCATACATCCACAGCGTCGTGGTCAACGTCGCCAGCAACACCGAAGCGACTGTTGTAGTGAGTGACAACGGTACTGAACTGGTACGCATCCCCGCCACGCAGGCTGCTGGCGTATATGTGATTCCGCTTGAGGTGGCGAGCAAGGGCGCAATCACCGCGACCTGCTCGGGTAACTCCAACTGCCGCGTTGTCGGCCTGTTCAGCACCTACACATGAGAAAGGCCGGTCTGTACGCAAACGTCCTCGCCAAACAGGAGCGCATCAAGGCTGGCTCTGGCGAGCGTATGCGTAAGCCCGGCGACCCCGGTGCGCCTACTGCAAAGGCGTTTCGTGAGTCTGCAAAGACGGCGAAGAAGGAAAACAAATGAGCGCAGCGTGGCAGCGTAGTGAGGGCAAGAACCCAAAGGGCGGCCTCAACGCAAAGGGCCGCGCTTCCTACAAGGCCGAGACGGGTGGCACGCTCAAGCCCCCGGTGAAGGCAGGCGACAACCCGCGCCGCGCCTCGTTCCTTGCCCGCATGGGCAATATGCCGGGGCCGATGGAGAAGAACGGCGAGCCCACGCGCCTTGCGCTCGCCCTCAAGGCATGGGGCGTTGGCAGCAAGGCAGAGGCTAAAAGTAAGGCCGCCGCCATCAGCAAGCGCAACAAGGGGAAAGACTGATGGACGCAATGGTGCAACCAAAACTTGACCGTTACCTGCGCATCATCGGGCAGTACGACAGCGAGTTTGCGAAGTGGGCGGCGCGTACCAAAAAGATCATCAAGCGGTACCGTGACGACACGCGTGGGCAGACGCTGACGGAAAGCGCCAAGTTCAACATCCTGTGGTCAAACGTGCAGACGCTGAAGCCTGCCGTGTACGCCAAACTGCCGAAAGCCGACATCAGCCGTCGCTTTGGCGACAACGACCCCGTGGGCCGCGTGGCCTCGCAGTTGATCGAACGCGCCATCGACTTTGAGATTGAGCATTACCCAGATTACCGCGCCACGATGAACCACTGCGTTGAGGATCGGTTCCTCGGCGGTCGTGGTACGGCATGGTTGCGCTACGAGCCGCATACCGCCCCCATCGGGCTTGAGGATGATGGCGTCAGCATCACGCCGAACATTGAGCAGGGCGAGGGTGCCCCGCCCCCAATGGAGAAAATTGAATACGAATGCGCCCCGGTGGATTACGTCCACTGGCGCGATTTTGGGCACAGCACGGCGCGGACGTGGGAAGAAGTCTCTTGCGTATGGCGCTGGGTGTACATGACCCGTGAGGCGCTTGCAGAACGTTTTGGCGATGAAGTCGCACGCAAGATACCGCTTGACCAAGGCCCAGAGCCGCTCAACGCGTACAACGAGAACAAGCGCCTATACAACCGCGCCAAGATTTGCGAGTTGTGGGACAAGGAAACCGAAAAGGTTTATTGGTTCAGCAAGGGGATGCCCGAGATCATCGACGAACGCGATGACCCACTCGGCGTTGAAGGCTTTTTCCCGTGCCCCAAACCGCTGTACGCGACGACGACAAGCGACACGCTGGTACCCGTCGCAGACTTTGTGCTGTACCAAGATCAGGCGATGGAGTTGGACATTCTGTCTGACCGCATTGACGGCCTTGTGAAGTCGCTGCGTGTGCGCGGCGTGTACGACGCCAGCCAACCGGCACTGCAACGTTTGATGACCGAGGGTGACAACAATGCGCTTATTCCAGTCGATAAGTGGATGGCTTTTAGCGAGAAGGGCGGCCTTAAAGGCAGCATTGACCTTCTCCCGCTCGACACGCTCGCCAACGCCCTCCTTAACTGCTACCGCGCCCGCGAGGACATCAAAAGCCAAATCTACGAAATCACGGGCATCAGCGACATCATCCGAGGTGCGTCTTACGCCAGCGAAACCGCGACCGCGCAGCAAATCAAAGGACAGTACGCCGGGCTGAGGCTGCGGTC